ATGTTGTAATTGACGGCATAGACGCGGTGCATGATGTTACCACCCGTCGGGTTCGTCAACGTCAACTTCGCGCTGTCGATTCTGGAAAAGTTGAGCGTACCACTCGGTTGCGACTTGTTCATCGTGAGACAGAACGGCCACGTGTACAAAGGCGCCGTATCGAGCGTCGAGTCCGCGAGGTTCTGCGCGTGCATTTCATGGACGACGTTGTGGTGGAACGTCTTCGATGTGTTTTCGAACAATGTCACACCGTTGATGTACATGCTCGATTCGTCGAATTTATACATAGAATCCCACGTTCCCGCCGTGGCGTTCCCAGAAACCAAGTGAATAGCCTTGGTCGGGTGGTTGAAATAGGTGAGATCGATCTCGGTATCCGTATTGGACGCGAGTTGGTATTGTGTCTGTGTGATCAAAATTTCGTGTTCGTTTTCGGTGACAAACTTGCGCTCGTCGCTGTCGAGGTACGCGTACATGCCGTACACCTTCGGCGTTTCGGCCGGTGTAAACCCGTCGCGGCACTTCACACGAATTTCAACTTCGTGATATTGCAATCCAACGAGCGGGAGGCACTTGGTCCAATCTTCACTGAAGAAGAAGGGAATGAGGTAATAATCGGAAGCACCTTCGACACCCTTCGCGTTATCCTTGATTTCCGTGGTCGTGACCGTGGCGGACGCGCGCGCTTGGTTTTCCTTGTAGATGATGTTATGAACTCCTTGAATGTAGAGAGAATCGAGACGCGCGACTTCTTGACCACCGATGTACAATAAGAACTCGGTCGGCTTCGCGGCATTCGCGGAAAAGAAACCATCGGTGTTCGTCGCGACGTTCGCGATGTTCTTCGCTTCGATCCACACGTAGCTGAGCATGTCACCCTTCGAACGAATCGGAATGGTAACTTCATTGTTGGAACCGAACGTACCGATGTAATCCATGCGTTCCGGCTTAATAGAAAAATTTGTATGACGCCTGTAGTTTTGACGGAAGAAACTGACCTGGGGCTCGCCAGTGATGTACACATCCTGGGCACCCTTAGAGACAAGATCAATCAAGGCTGCTGACATTTATATAATAAGCATATTAAAATTTTGGCTCGATGTATACACAACACAAAATGGTGGTCTTCCAAGCACTGACGTGGGAGGCACGAGACTCTGAAGAAGGTGAGGAACACCTTATCAGTATATTTGGAAAAACGGAAGAGGGAAAGTCGGTCTGTGTGACGACGACATTCGACCCGTATTTCTTCATTAAGATACCGGCTGGAACTTCTCAACAACAAATCCAATTACTTTACGATCAACTCAACAAACTTCGACCAAATCATGTAACTTCATATTCTTTGACTGAACAAAAGGATGTTTGGGGTTTTCAAAATAATGAAAAATTTGCATTCATGCGCCTGAACTTTAAAACACTCGCCGCGCGCCGGAAGATTAATTCATTATTTATGTATAACAGTGAATTCAAAAAGTATCACGTATACGAATCAAATATCGATCCTGTCCTGAGGTTAATGCACCGAACGGGAATTCAATCGAGTGGGTGGCTCGACACTGGCTCGAAATGTATTCGTTCTTATCTGGCCCGTGTTGATATCGATCTCTTCTGTAACGATTGGCAAACACTCACACCCGTCGAAAAGAATGAAACCGCGCCCTTCGTCGTCGCATCGATCGATATTGAAGCGAATAGTTCTACTGGTAAATTCCCGAGCGCGCTCGTACCGGGTGACGCGTGTTTTCAGATCGCTATTTCTTTGTGTACATTCGGTTCTGATGAACCGTACGATAAGACGTGTCTGTGTTACAAGAAAACAGATCCGAATCTGGACGGTGCAAACATCGTGAGTTTTGATACCGAACGAGAGATGTTGCACGCATTTAAGGCGTATCTTCACGACAAGAACGTCGACATCATTACCGGATGGAACATTTTTGGGTTTGATATGGAATACATTTATCAACGCGCGCAGATGGTTAAATGTGATCCTGAATTCTATGAACTCAGTCGCCTGAAGGATCACGAGTGTAAAATGGTATACAAGAAACTCTCTTCGAGTGCCCTGGGTGATAATGAACTCAAACTTTTACCGATGCCCGGGCGGTTCATCTTTGATTTATTTCATGAAGTCAAGAAGGGGTATAAACTCGATTCATATAAATTGGATAACGTATCGAAGCTGTATCTCGGTGATCAAAAGATTGACATGTCTCCAAAGGAAATGTTTGCGCGATACAAGGAAGGTGATCCGGTCAAGTTACGCGAAGTTGCGGAGTATTGTATCAAGGATACTTTACTTCCACACAGACTTGTCAAGCGTTTGTGTACACTCTTAAATCTTCTCGAGATGGCAAAGGCAACGTGGGTACCACTCAATTACCTGGTCGAACGTGGACAACAGATCAAAGTCTTCTCACAATTGACGAAGAAGGCGAGAGAAATGGGATTCATGGTTCCGACGATCAAATACGGCGCGATTCCGGAAGAACAATATGAAGGTGCCACGGTTCTCGACGCACAAAAGGGTGCGTATTACACACCCATCACTGCGCTCGATTTCGAAGCGCTGTATCCTTCGATCATCATGGCACATAATTTATGTTATTCATCTTGGGTCATGGATGAAAAGAAGTATGGAAACATACCCGGTGTCACGTATGAAGTATTCAAGGTGGGTGATAAAAAGTATAAATTTGCTCAAAATGTTCCAAGTCTTTTACCGAGCATTCTTCTCGAACTCAAACAGTTTCGTAAACAAGCGAAGAAAGATATGGCGACGGCGACCGGTGCGATGAAGGAAATGTTTAATGGAAAACAACTCGCGTATAAAATCAGTATGAACTCCGTGTACGGATTTACCGGAGCTGGAAAGGGTATTCTACCATGTGTTCCGATCGCATCTACGACGACGTGTAAGGGTCGATCCATGATTGAAGAAACAAAGAACTACGTCGAAGCAAACTTCCCAGGGGCAAAGGTAAGGTATGGGGACTCTGTGACACCGGATACACCGTTACTCATCCGAGTGAATGGTGAAATCAAGACAGCACGCATCGATTCTCTCGTCGACGCGTACCACATCCGTGACGACGGAAAAGAAATCGCGGAGATTGATGCGGACGTGTGGACGGAACGTGGATTTACCCCGATCAAACAAATCGTTCGTCATAAAACAACAAAAGATATACATCGTGTCGTGACACACACGGGTATCGTCGATGTCACCGAGGATCACAGTCTATTACTCGAAGATGCTTCCATGGTTAAACCAATCGAGGTAACTCTCGGTACTCGACTTTTGCATGGGAATTGTGTCGATGCATTTGCGAATGTGAAGATTGACATCTCGATCGATGAGGCCAAAGTCATGGGTTTCTTCTTTGGTGATGGCTCGTGTGGACACTACAATGGAAAGTATACATGGGCACTTAATAATTCAAATATGGAATACCTCGAAGACATGAAGGCGTGTTGTTCTTTCGAAACAAAAGTGTATGATACGATCGAAAGTAGTGGTGTTTACAAACTGAATGCCATCGGTGATGTCAAGAGTATTTCTAATAGATATCGCCAGTTATTTTACAACGACCACAAAGAAAAGATTGTACCGTCGTGTATTTTAAATGCACCCATCGATATCGTGCGTGCATTCTGGGAAGGATACTATATGGCGGACGGGGACAAGGATACACATGGATATACGCGCATGGATATCAAGGGAAAGGAGGGATCCATGGGTATGTACATTCTCGGACGGCGTCTTGGATATAATGTCTCGATAAATACAAGAACCGATAAACCGCTCATATTTAGACAAACGTGGACAGTGTCATCTCAAAGAAAATGTCCCATGGCGATCAAAAAACTTGAGCTATTGGGCGAGACTGATGGGTATGTGTATGATCTTACCACAGAATCTCATCATTTCCACGTTGGTCCGGGTGAGCTTGTTGTACATAACACGGATTCAGTCATGGTTGAATTTGACGTCGGTGATCGCAAGGGTGAAGACGCCATCGCCTATAGTTGGGAGATTGGCGAACGCGCCGCCGAAGAGTGTAGTGCTCTTTTCAAGAAACCGAATAATCTTGAACTCGAAAAAGTTTATTGGCCTTATTTCCTCTATAGTAAGAAGCGTTACGCCGCTAAATTATGGACAAAGGGTAAAGAT